GAAAATTGTTCGTCCAGAGTTCTATGGTCTTATCCAAATTGATTCTCTCGGTGACATATAATCTTAACAGGGTTAGTCAAAATAAAGGAGTGAGATTTTTCTCACTCCTTTTTTGTTTTTTTTTTAATTTAACATATATTTATTTGTGAGTGTTCAAACAGATCACTCTTTTTTACAAATTGTATTTTTGAAAAATAATGGGAAAGTAAGATGAAACAGACTAACAAAAAGAGAAGACTGTTTGAAGACGATGAAGTTTTTGGAACGAAGGATGCACTCCCTTTAAGTAAAGTTCCTGCAGATGCTGCTAAAGCGGCATATAAAGGTGGTAAGGCCGACGGCAATCCATCTGATGATCAAATTCCAAATTCAAAGGTATCTGTTCCTGCAGCAAAATTAAAACCATCACAAAAGGAAGTTGTTCCACAAAAGGCAGTTGAATTTGCCTTTTCTGCTATAATGAAAATTAAACCTATGGAAGCAGGACCAGGTGGTGATTTGCAGGCGATTATATCAAATGATAATTACATCATGGACGGCCATCACAGATGGGCAGCTACTTTCTTGGTTGATCCAGATGCATCATTGGATGCAACACAAATTGATCTTCCAGGTGCAGCACTTGTAACGGCACTTAATGTTGTTACGAAAGGTTTGGGTAGAGGTGGAAATACTGGAAAAGGAGATATTGCTCAATTCGGTGGAAAGCCGGTAGAGGAAGCAATCCGAACAGTATTGGAAAAAGGATATTGGGCACAAAGTGATCCCGAAAAATGTAAAGCCGCATTTGAAGAATGGGGTGGTTCTGTTGAAGATGGTATAAAGAAAATGATTGCAAACGCCGGTAAAATGCCTAAGGCAATTCCAGGATGGGCACCAAATCGTGTTGATATGCCCGTGATAAATGCTCCAGAAGTTGCAACTGTTGCTAAGGCAATTGCTGCTGGTGCTATTGATTTGAAAGAACCATTTGGAAATGATGTTAAAGCCAAAATGGAAACATACTATAAAATGCGAAGAGGTCAAAAGAGATTATCAGAAACAACAATGAAAATTCTCCGTGATTACAATAAAAAGAATCAAAAGAGATTGCAAGAATCTTATTTGAAAAAAGTTAAAAAACAAAGACTACAAGAAAAACTTTCAGATTTATTGAGACCATTGGTTGAACAAAATTTGAAAAGTATTCTTAAAAATAAATTGAAGTAATTTTTACCTCAATGTTAAGAAATAGAACCTCATGTATTTTACATGGGGTTTTTTATTTTTGTCAGATATTTATTTAATGAAAATGTATTATTTTACACAGTCGGAAAATTAACTATGAAATCCAAAAACACTAATTCGTTAAAGAGTCTTATGAATGAAGTTATGTCAGAAAGACAAACCATTCAAAGAATGAATACCATGAAAAACAGTGCAATAACTCTTGATGAACGAGCAATCAACGCTTTGATTAGATCCAGAGTTTTTACATTGAACGAACAAAAGGCAATGAGAATTTTATTTTCAAAAACAAAAACAACATCTCTAACAGAAAATACAGTAAAAACACTTGATGAAAATGTTAGAGTAATTTCAAAATCAAACGAAATTGACATTAGATTAAAAGAGGGATTTTTTGGTGATATTTGGGATGGATTGAAGGGACTTGGTGATAAAGCAAAAGAAGCAATAACTGGCGGATGGAGTAAACTCAAATCTATATGGGCAGAGTTCAAAGAATTGGTACAAGAAGTAATTAACTCTGCTAAAAACGGTTTACTTAAATTATGTGGTATCGGTGCAAATGTTGGAAATGTTGGTCAAGAAATGGTTGATAAGATGAAAGATAAAAAAGTTATTGCCGATCCAGACTTTGTTAAAGAGCTTAAACAATTAAAGGAAACTGGTGGATGGTGGAAATCATCATGGTATCAAAATTGGGTTGTTGCTCCTACTTGGGAAAAGGATGTATTGGCTGGGAATGGTACTGTTGATGAAGAACCAAAAATTGATCCTAAGGCAGCCGAACAAGGATTAGAGGCAATACCTCAATTAGAAAGTTTTATGAATAAAAGAAATTCATTATTATCAGACTATCATGTTGTCTCTGAATTATTAAAAAGAAATCGTAGAAAAAATAACATATCAGAAGGTCATGCGGTAGAACATCTTGATGATGCTATAAAAAATCCTGCATTGAAAAAAGTTGTTCATTATGCCATAGAATTGATACAATGGGTGTTTATTCCATTTGCCAAGTTAGGTCAAGTTGTTGCTAAATGGGCAGGTCCAAAGGCACTTGCAGGATTCTCGGGTGCTACCAAAACATTAGGTGGTCCTGGAACATACGGATTTGAATTGCTTGGTACACTTTTTGGTGAAATAATGGAAGTTATTGTAAAAAAACAAACTGGTCAAATGACAGTTGATTTTGTTGCAAAAACATTGTTTCCTGGAGTTGGTATTGCACTTGATGTTGTTAAAGTAGTACATATTGCTCTACTTTGTTGGACTATTGCTAATATATTGATAAATTTGGTAGATGTTGTTGATAAACAAAAGGCAGAGTCATATTCACCAAATGGTAAATTCAAAATAAGTGAAGGTAATCTTCTTTATATTAAAAAATAATGATAAAAATAATTTTTAATAAAGGGTGGCATTAGTCACCCTTTTTTATTTCATATTTGCTATTTATTACAAATGGAAACTCAAATTCAATATATTGACATAATAAAATTGGCGGTATCCAGTATGGCTACACTACTTGGTGTTTTCCTTTCCTGGTTCCTAAAATACAAATACGGTGAATACAAACAAAGAAGAATTGACCGAGAGATTTCTCATTCCAAACTAATCCAAACCATATTAGACCAACTGTTAGAAGAATACAAATGTCAGCGTGCATTCATTCTTCAAAGACACAACGGTGGTAAATACAAAACAGGCAAATCTATGACCAAACTCTCAACATCATTCGAGTCACTCGAAGAAGGTGTTAGCACGGAGTTTAAGCAATATCAAAACTTACCGATGTCACTTTATTCCAACTTTGTAGAAGATGTAGTAAATCATAAGGCGGTATATCCTGTTGTAGATAATATCGAGGACTTAATAACTAAAGCATTTTTTTCACAGAGAGGGTCTAAATCAGCGGTAGTATATCCGATAAAAAAAGGTTCGGAATTTATTGCCATTGTAGGTTTTGAATGGACCCATAAAGCTGAGAAATTAGATAATGTATTTTCTAAAATCGAAGCAGACGTAAAATCTATGGGAGACACCCTTTCTAAATTATTATAGGAGCCATTATGAGTTCTGAACATAACGAGGAAACAGATAACAGAGAACATTTGTTGAGTGAAGAAGAAAGTTCAAGTCTAAATACATCGGGAATAAAAAAAGGAAGAAAAACTATAAAAAATAAAATACAGTTTCAATTAACATTGAACGAAGAACAAAAGAGAATAAAGGCAGATGCTCTTCGTGATGACATTTCAGTATTTGTTGGGAAAGCTGGTTCAGGAAAAACATTATTAGCAACACAAATTGCTCTTGAATGTTTCTTTTATCGTGAAGTTGAAAAAATAATAATAACAAGACCAACTGTGTCAAATGAAGACTTGGGATTTCTTCCTGGAAATATAAAAGAGAAAATGGATCCTTGGTTGTCTCCTATACAGGCGAATATGTTTCAACTGTATCATAAGGAGAAGATTGAAAAATTGATGATGGAAGATAAAATAGAAATTGCTCCTATTTCATTTCTTCGTGGTAGAACATTTGTAAATGCTTGTGTTATCGTTGATGAATCACAGAACGTAACAAAGGCACAAATGGAAATGATATTATCCCGCCTTGGTATCAATTCAAAAATGATGCTAACTGGTGATATATCTCAAATAGACTTAAAACAGAAAAAAGATTCTGGTCTTCCATATTTATTTAATATGAAGGATAAAATAAATGGATTGGGGGTTTATGAATTGAAAACAAACCACCGTCATCCTATTGTTGATGATATATTAAAGTATTTTGAAGAAACAAAATCCGAGAAGTAAATGACTGAAATTCCTATTTGGCCTGGTAGTTCTAGTTTTACAACTGGAAGCACACCCTTTGGAACATTTGACAGCGATGTTGAATTTCAAGCAGAAGCCGATCCCTTTGCCGATTGGTGTGCTAAACGATTGGGTTATCCACTTGTTGATGTTGAATTACAAGATGTAAACTTTTATACTTGTTTTGAAGAAGCGGTTTATGAGTATTCGTACCATGTAAATCAATTTAACATACAACAAAATATGTTAAGTATAATGGGATCTTCTACTTCAACAAATTTAACACAGCGAAACATTTCAACCGGAATGGGTCCTTTAATTCAACTCGCAACCGAATATGGTAGTGAAACTTTTACAAACGGAAATGTTAAGTTCTATTCATCATCAATAGATATACAGACTGGAAAACAAAAATACAATTTGGATGCTTTAATTCGAGATGTAAAAGTTCCAACTGGATCCATTGAGATAAAAAGGGTTCATCATTACGGTCCTCCGGCATCTATTCGTTTTTATGATCCGTATTTGGGTAATCAAGCAATGTTAGATACATTTGGTTTTGGTGCCTATTCAACTGGTGTATCGTTCATGTTGATGCCAATGTATGCAGACTTACTTCGTATTCAAGCGATAGAATTTAATGATCTTATGCGTAAATCTGCATTTACATTTGAATTGATAAACAATGAATTAAGAATGTTTCCGGTTCCAACAAAAGATTTCAAACTATGGATAGAATATATTGTAAAAGAAGAACGAAGTAATCCATTAAAATATCCAGGTGGGACTGTATCGGATATGTCAAATGCTCCTTATGATTTTATGACATATTCTCAAATAAATTCTGTTGGAAAGAGTTGGATATACAGTTTTGGTCTTGCTTTGGCGAAAGAAATGTTAGGTTATATTCGTGGTAAATATGGCAGTATTCCTATTCCAAACGGTGAAACATCGTTAAATGCGGCTGATTTATTAAGTGCAGCTGGAACAGAGAAACAGGCATTGGTTGATCAATTAAGAACAATGTTAGATACAATGACACGTTCAAAATTATTAGAGGCAAAACGATTGGAAACAGAGGCATTAGCTGCCAGTCTCAATGGAACACCTTTAGCAATTTACATAGGATAATATCATGCCATTATTTCACGGAAGGAGAGATGCTAGTCTTGTTCATAAATTTAATATGGAATTGATAGCAGACATAATAGATACGGAAGTTGCTGTCTATAAACTTTCCATTGAAAATACAAAAACAAATCTATACAATGAGTCCGATAAGAAAGTTTACCACAGTCCAATAAAAGTTCCGGCTTTGATAGATTATCAAGCACAAACTTATGAAGGAACTGAATTTGGACAAGATTATCAACAGGCAGCAAATTTTGCCTTTATACGAGAGTATTTGAAAGAACTTGATATTTTTATAGAAGTTGGTGATGTATTAGAATACAATGGTGACTATTGGGAAATCGATGCTATTCAAGAAAATCAATTCTTTGGTGGAAAAAATCCTGATTATTCTTTTGCAACTGAAAGATGGGGTCACAATGTTTCAATAATTGCTAATACACACTTAACAAGACGTTCAAGAATACAGATAGAAGAATTTAGACCGGCAATACCAAACAATGAAAATGATATTCCGAGAAACATATAATGAAAAATTCAAGTAAATATAGAAAACCACCAATCCGTAGAACTCGTGATAGTTTTATAGATGATGTAAATTCTATACAAAATCCAAGAACTGATTTAGGATATAGACGGGATTTACAAGTAAGACGTGATAAAGATAAAACCAGAAGTCTTGGAGTTACGCTGTATGATGTTGATTTTGCAATAAAATCTTTTATAGATCAAAAAATGCAATTAAAAGTGGAAGACGGTGGAGAAAATATAACCGTACCAACAATTTATGCAAACTCTGAAAAATGGGCATCAATACAAAAAGATGGTTTCTTAAAGGATAAAAAAGGAAAAACGATTACACCGTTAATTACTTTTCGCCGTTCAAGTGTTAGTATTAAATCTGAGATGCGTAGAAATAAAGTTGCAAATGTAAATCAGATTGCATATTATATGCGTCAAAAATACAATAGAACAACACCGTATGATAAATTCACTACCCAATATGATGCAAAAAGGCCATCCGAATACTTTATGACTCCTGTTCCGGATTATGTTGATATATCGTATGACTTTATTGTTTGGTGTGAATATCAAAATCAATTAAACTATATTGTAGAAAATTTCGTATATTTTAGTGGACAGTCATTTGGTGATAAAAACTTTTTCAAATTTTCTACAAACATGGATAGTATATCAATGGAAGACAGTAATACAACCGGTCAAGACCGTGTTGTTCGTGCTTCTTTCCAAATAATTACACACGCATATCTTTTACCAAAAGACATTGCAACCGAAACAACAACAAAAAGGTTGGTAACTGCAAATAAAATAGTTTTTACTTCCGAAGCATTCGGCGATGTAAATTCAATTCTTGCGAGAGAAAATTCAGAACTTACACAAAATACAGATGAGTTTTCACTATCTAATTCCGATACAAGACTTGTAAACAAAGTTGGTAAAACTGAAAATGATTTTGGTAAACTTAATAAACAAACAGATGAAGAATTGAGATACTATCAAGAAAAAATGAAAAGATTTGCTGATAAATCAGTAAAAGGATCACCTGGAGTTTATCCAGATGAATTTGATAGAACAAAATAGGTTTCGATATTTTTTTACATATTTATAGTTGTTACATTTTATATTTTAATTAAGAGGTTTTTATGGCAGACGAAGTTACATCAAACAAAACTGAACAGAATTTTTCCGAAGATGATGTTATCGCAGTTAAAAATTTACAATCACAATATGCAAGAACAACTGCACAAATTGGTCAA